CTTCCTGATGATTTAAAATATACACCAGAGAGTGTTCAAGAAGATAAGTCTCTTCGAGATCAGCTTCCTATACCGACTGGATATAGGTTAATGATTCTACCCTTTGTTCAAAAACAAACAACTAAGGGTGGCATTCTATTAGCTACACAAACTTTAGAGAAAGAAAGACTAGCTACTAATGTTGGTTTCGTAGTATCATTAGGTCCAGATGCATATAAAGATGCTCAAAAATTTCCAGAAGGTCCATGGTGTAAGCCAAACGACTGGGTCATTTTTGGCAGATATGCAGGTGCCAGAATCAAAATTGATGGTGGCGATTTAAGATTATTAAACGATGATGAAATTTTAGCCGTCATAGATAATCCAGAGGATATACTAGTCGGATAGTCATCGCTACTTTTAGGAGTAATACATGGCTGAAACCGTGCAACAAGAAGATAACGTAGAAGTTCAAGTTGAACAACCTGAGGATCAAAGCTCAGAAGCAGAAGTTCAAGTTGAACAAACATCAGACGACAGTAATGAAGTCGAAGTAGCCTCTTCTGGTGAAGATTCTTCCCAAGAATCTAAAGATGAGGAAATAGAAAGTTATAGCAAAGGTGTCCAAAAACGTATAGACACGCTAACATTTAAGGTTAGAGAAGCTGAACGCAGAGAAAAAGCAGCAGTTGATTATGCTAAAGGTCTGCAAGAAAGTTTAAATAAAAATAAAACAAAACTTTCACAACAGCAAAAAAACCTTTATGATGAGTATAGTGCTAGAGTATCATCAGACTTAAAAGTTGCAGAAGACAACTATAAGAAAGCCTACGATCTAGGCGATACTGATGCCCTACTTCAAGCACAAAAAGATGTGGCTAGACTTTCAGTAGAAGCAGAAAGTTTGAAGAGAGTCAAACCACCAGCAGAACAAGTTGAGCAAGAAGTAAAACCTGTTGAACAACCAAGTGCAGAACAGCCTAATGTGGCTGCGAAGCCTGAACCTGATCCAAAGGCACAGGAGTGGGCAAGAAATAATTCTTGGTTTGGTGAAGAAACAACGTTCAAGATAATGTCGCTGTTTCTTCTAAAGGAACTAGAGGCAAAAAATCTGGACGCACTGTCAAGTTGACACCGAGTCAGGTTGCGATAGCAAAAAGACTAGGAGTTCCACTTGAAGAATATGCTAAGCACGTAAAAGTGTAAGGAAATAAAATGGCAAAAGATGATTTAAATAACTCAGTTCGTGAAACTCGAGCTGCACAATCTCGGGACAGAAATGTCCGTAATAAACCTTGGCAACCACCGTCGGTTTTAGACGCACCAGATGCCCCAGAGGGTTATGTTTACAGATGGATCCGTGAATCCATGGTAGGAAATGATGATAAAGCGAATATGTCAAAACGTATTCGTGAAGGTTGGGAACCTGTGAGAGCAGAAGAACATCCTGATTTTGAAACTCCTGTTGTGGAAGAAGGTAAGTATGCAGGCGTAATCGGAGTAGGTGGGCTTATTTTGGCTAAAATGCCGATCGAAATAGTTGAACAAAGGAAGGCTTATTTTAGAAATATGACTTCTGACCAAATTCAAGCAGTAGATCGCAACTTAATGAGAGAAAGTAACCCAGTGATGCCTATTGAGACACCTCAAAGGTCAACAAAGGTAACTTTCGGAAGTGGTGGCTCGAAGGGTGAATCCTAAGAGCTGTAATTGAATTTTAATGGGAGCCTTGTGAAAGCAAGGTTTATATAAATGGCAAATGTAAATGATCCTAACGGATTTGTTCCAGCATATCATATGTCTGGAGGTGTCATTCGTCCATCTGAGTTCGATATCCAAAGTGGTGCAACAGGCGATATTTTCGCAGGAGATGTAGTCAAACTTGCCTCAGGATATGTTCTTCAAGGTGGAGCAACGGATGCTCCTTTAGGTGTATTTTATGGTGTAGAATACGTACAGACAGACGGCGAGATCGTTTTCTCAAGAAAATGGCCAAGCGGAACGTCGACTTTAGGCTCGAAGAATGCTAAGGCGTATGTATATGCCGATCCAAATATTGTGTATGAAGCTCAGTTTACTGGGACTCCGTCACAAGCTGACATCGGTAAAGTACATACTATTAGCACTACTGCGGGAGATAGTAATAATAATCGTTCGAAAGAGGGAGTAACAACAACCACAGCAAGTGGTATTGCTAAGTTAGTGGCTTATGTAGATAAACCAGATAACTCAGCTAATGCACAATATGCTAAAGGTTATTTTATATTCCCTGCTTCAGTATTTGGCAATGACTAAGGAGTAGAAAGTGGCAATTAATAGAGCACAATTAGTAAAAGAACTCGAGCCAGGATTGAACGCATTGTTTGGTTTAGAGTATGATAGATACGAAAACGAGCATTCAGAAATTTTTGATGAAGAAAGTTCAGATAGAGCTTTTGAAGAGGAAGTTATGCTTGCTGGTTTCGCACAAGCTCCAGTAAAAGGAGAAGGTGCAGCAGTTTCTTATGATTCTGCACAAGAAGTGTTCGTGTCTAGATACAGCCATGAAACAGTAGCGTTGGCTTTCGCACTTACAGAAGAAGCTATAGAGGATAATTTATATGATTCTCTTTCTTCTAGGTATACAAGAGCGTTAGCTAGATCTATGGCAAACACTAAGCAAGTTAAAGCAGCAAATGTTTTAAATAATGGTTTTGATTCAAGCTTCCCAGGAGGAGACGGTAAAGAATTATTCGCTACCGATCACCCAACCCTGAGTGGTGGAGATCAAGCTAATGAACCTAGTGTAGCTTCAGACTTAAATGAGACATCATTAGAAAATCATCTAATTGATATTTCTCAATTTAAAGATGAAAGAGGTATTAAGATTAATGTTCAAGCTAGAAAGTTAATCATACCACCTCAGCTTCAGTTTGTAGCAGATAGAATCCTTAACTCTCCAGGTAGAGTAGGAACTTCTGACAACGACCTTAATGCTTTAAGAAACATGGGTATGTTGCCAGAAGGATATGTGGTAAACCACTATCTGACTGACTCTGATGCATATTTCATCAAGACTGACGCACCTAATGGACTAAAACATTTTGTAAGATCCCCTATGCAAACAGGCATGGAAGGAGACTTCGAAACTGGTAATGTCAGATACAAAGCTAGAGAAAGATATTCTTTCGGCTTTAGTGACTGGCGTGCAATTTTTGGTTCACCAGGAGCTTAATGTTCTTTTAGGGGAGTATTCGTACTCCCCTTTCTTTTTTCTTCAAAACAAACTATCATTTAAAAATTAGCATAATGAGACGCATGGTGCGTTCCATTTACGAAAGGAGTTCTTATGGCTAATCCGCATTTTCAGAATTTAATTCTGTGGGCAGGTAATAGTGTTTCTTCTAAGTATAAGAAAGACTTACCGATGTTTCAACCGTATCCGTCTGATCAGACATTCTACGGTTACTTTAATGACTTCATGTCCTATAATTCAGGTGACTTTACAGTCACAACAACTGAAGCTGGATCAGGAAGTGCAAGCGAAGAAATAGGTAGTATAGCTGGTGGTGCATTAGTTTTAACTAATGCTGCTGGAGATAATGACCTAGACTTTTTACAATTAAAAGGTGAATCATTTAAACTATCTTCTAGTAAGAAAGCTATGTTTTCAGCTAGATTTAAAGTAAGTGATGCCGATCAATCAGAT